TTTTGTCTTCCAGGACGTGGATGTTCTTACATTTTTCTGAAGAACTTCGTGCAGTTATGCTTTGATATGGTTCAGAATGGTATGTCTATCCAGATATCCCAGGATTATTCTTCTATGGTCAACTTTGCACGTTGTAAATGTTTAGGTGCAAATGTTCTTCGTGGTCCTAAGCAGGTTCCATGGGATGGTAAGTTACAGTATGATTACCAGTTATGGATTGACTCGGATATTGTCTTCAATACAGAAAAGTTCTGGCAACTCTGCGATCTTGCTTGTCCTGCAGAATCAGTTAAGGAAGATGGTACTATTGATGATGAGAAGTGTAGAGGTATTACTGCTGGATGGTATGCCACTGAAGATGGCAGCACAACCTCAGTAGCACACTGGTTAGAGGAAGATGATTTCCGCAAGAATGGTGGAGTAATGAATCACGAAACCGTTGATTCTATTACAAAGCGTCAAAAGCCTTTCACAGTAGACTACACTGGATTTGGTTGGGTTATGATCAAGAAGGGTGTTTTTGAGACTCTTGAGTATCCTTGGTTTGCTCCTAAGATGCAACAATTCGAGTCGGGTAATGTACAAGACATGTGTGGCGAGGATGTCTCGTTCTGTCTTGATGCTATTGACGAAGGGTATAAGATCTGGTGCGATCCTCGGATTCGTGTAGGTCACGAAAAAACTCGTATTATCTAAATTATGCAAATTGCGTCGTTGCTCGGGCTTATCTGCGTCCTCTCGGTATGCGGATTTGTCCTTTATATAAAATCTTACAATCCCCACTAAATTATGGCAAAAGCAAAACAAGGAATCTATGGAACCACAGGTTTTGTAGAATCACCCCCGAAGAAAACTCGTCAAGGGACCGGCAAACATACTAAATATGCCGCAACGTCTCGTAATTTAGCTAAAAAACGATACAAAGGACAAGGAAAATGAGTACTTATGGTGAATTATTAGAAAAACTCAAGCAATTACCCGAAGAAGCACTTTCTAAAGACCTAATTGCTTGGGATACTCAAGATAATGAATTTAAAGACATTGAGTATAACATAGGTCAATTAGAATTAACGGTAGCATCAGACCAATTAAACGATGAAAATTGCACTTATTTCGTCATTTAACTAAAAGGAGGGTAATTAACCCTCTTTTTTTGTGTGTAAATAGAAAAAATTCGAATTTTAGAAAAAATGAACGATTTTTTAGACAACTTAGGCAATCACCAGCACCAAAAAATGCTTCGTGAGATCTCAAATGATAATTTGACACCTAAAAAACGTGATACAATGGTCCAAAATGACCTTTATGAGCGAAAAGATGACGAATTTGAGGATGATGGACTAGATTATGATGTTGATTCCATTCCCCTAGCAGAATTTTAGTTAAAAAGACTTAATAAATAACTCAATAATCATAGTATTTTTATATTCTTATGCCTGTCGAACGGGTAAGTAAAGGTTTTAAAGACATTAGTTCTTCATTTAAGGTTAATCCCTTAAGTGAGGACATTATTGCAATTAAAAATGAGACTGCAATTGCTCGTTCTATTCGAAATTTAGTCTTAACTCAACAAGGAGAACGATTTTTTAACCCAATTTTGGGTTCTCAGATAAATGGACTCCTTTTTGAGAACATTGATGGACTAACGGCTAGTGATATTGAAGACCAAATTAAGGTAACTATTGAAAATTTCGAACCAAGAGTAGAATTAACCGAAGTTAATGTACTTCCGGACTATAATACTGGTGAATTTAACGTAACTATAGAGTATGAAATTGTTGGAATTGACTTATTACCTCAAGAATTGTCATTTGCATTACAACCGACACGATAATGGCATTAGTAAACTTCGCAGATCTAGATTTTGATCAAATAAAAGTCTCAATTAAAGATTATTTAAGATCAAATTCCAATTTCACTGATTATGACTTTGAAGGGTCTAACCTTTCATCGCTTATTGATGTTCTTGCATACAACACTTATATAACTTCATACAATACCAACATGGTAACGAATGAAGTATTCATTGATAGTGCAACATTAAGGGAAAATGTTGTTTCTCTTGCAAGAAATATTGGATATATCCCTAGATCAAAAAAATCAGCAAGAGCAAAGATATCTTTCTTTGTTGATACTAGAAATTTAACAAATGCACCATCATCTATCATATTAAAAGCAGGTGTTGTTGCTACAACCTCTAATTTTGGCGGTCAAAGTTATTCTTTCTCTATACCTTCTGATATTACTGCTCCTGTAGTCAATAATGTAGCATCTTTTGATAACGTTGAGGTATATGAAGGGTCTAGAGTTGTTCAAAACTTCACTGTAGACGCATTTGAACCCAATCAGAGGTTTATTTTAGATAATGCTGGTATTGATACTAGTTTAATCACTGTAAATGTAAGGCCAAGTGCTAATTCTAGTGCTGCGACCAATTATTACCTTTCTGATAGTCTTTTTGATCTTAAATCGTCTTCACATGTTTTCTTTATTCAAGAAGTAGAAGATGAGAGGTATGAATTAATATTTGGCGATGGTATTTTTGGTAAAAAGTTGAGTGCTCCGGAATATATCACTGTAAATTATACAGTTTCCAATGGTGCAGATGCCAATAACCTTTCTTCCTTCAATTTTTCTGGATCATTGCAAGATAATGATGATAGAATCATTACAAGCGGTATTTCTTTAATTACTACCACAGAATCTTCACATTCTGGTTCAAGTATTGAAAGTGTAGAGTCAATTAAGAAATATGGAACAAGAATTTATGCATCTAGAAATAGAGCAGTGACTGCTGCTGATTTTGAAGCACTAATTCCTTCAATTTATCCTGAAACTGAGTCTGTTTCTGCTTATGGTGGAGAATCACTTAATCCTCCTCAATTTGGGAAAGTTTTTATTAGTATTAAACCATATAATGATAGATATTTGTCAAATTTGATCAAAGATAATATTAAAAGGAAATTACTTAAGTATAGCGTAGCAGGTATTGTTCCAGAAGTAGTTGATTTAAAATATCTGTATGTAGAAACTATTTCTAACGTTTATTATAACCCAAATTTAGCACCTTCTGCCAGCGATGTAAAAACTGCGGTTGCTTCCAATATTAACACTTATGCTGATTCTACAGAATTAAATAAATTTGGTGCAAGATTCAAATATAGTCAATATGGAACTATAATTGATGAAAGTCATTCATCTATCACTTCTAACATCACTACAGTGACAATGAGAAGGGATTTGAGAGCAGTAGTGAACACTTTTGCTGATTATGAAATATGTTATGGAAATAGATTCCATATTTCTAATGAAAGTGGGTACAATATTAAATCTTCTGGATTTGGTGTAAGTGGTTTAAGTGGAACTGTTTATTTGGGTGATATTCCAGATGATGATGGTAAAAATGGTATTATTAATCTCTTTAGATTAGATTCTCCAACTCAACCACAAATTGTTAGAAGAAATGTGGGAACTATTGATTATATAAAAGGAGAAATTTTATTGAATCCTATTAATATACTTTCAACTGTAGTTAATAGAGGAACTCCACTTATAGAGATAGAAGCGGTTCCATACTCTAATGATGTTATCGGATTACAGGATCTTTATTTGCAACTAGATACTAATAAGGTTGTTATTAATACGTGGACTGATGAAATTTCATCAGGAGCACAAGTATCTGGAACTAATCATCAAGTGTCGTCAAGTTATTCAAACGGAGTCTTCGTAAGATAAGATATGTCTGAAACTAGAGTTAAAATCCAGTCTATCGTTCAGAATCAGCTGCCTGATTTTATTGCAGAGGAAAATCCTCTTCTGATAGACTTTCTTAAGCAGTATTATATCTCTCAGGAATATCCTAGTGGAACGGCTGATATTGTTAATAATTTAGACAAATATGTTAAACTTGATGAGATCTTTAAATCTTCTTCAACATGTATTATATCTGAAGATGTTGGATATAATGATACAACCATTAACGTTAGTACTTCTACTGGTAAAGACGGAAAAGTTTTAACGGGAACAAGAGGATTTCCGGATAGATACGGTATTATTAGAATTGAAGATGAAATAATTACATATACTGGAAAAACAGATACTTCCTTTACAGGGTGTGTAAGGGGATTTAGTGGTGTAACAGGATATTCTAAACCTAATAGTCCAGAGGAACTTGTTTTCTCTACTTCTAGTGCTGCAGAGCATAATTTAGAAAGTTATGAGGGTGCTCCTTTAGGTCCTATTGTTTATAATTTAAGTGGATATTTCCTAGATGAATTTTTAAAGAAATTAAAACGGCAATTTATTCCTGGATTTGCTGAAAGGACATTAGATTCTGATTTGAATCAGAATATTTTTATTAAGCAAGCAAAAGACTTTTATTCTTCAAAAGGAACAGATCGTTCTTTTGAAATTTTATTTGGCGCATTATATGGTGAACCTGTAGAAGTTATTAAACCTCGTGAATATCTCTTTAGACCCTCTGATGCTGGATGGAGACGGACTAAGGATTTAGTTGTTGAACGTATTGATGGAAATCCTCTAGATCTTTTAAATAATACCCTATATCAAGACGCGAAAGAAGAATATGATATTACTGAAGCATATGCATCTATTACTGATGTAGAAAAGATTTCTATTGGTGCAACTGAATATTTTAAATTAAGTTTTGATGCTGATTATAATAAAGATTTGGTTCTAGACGGAACTGTGTATGGAGATTTTTCAGTTCATCCTAAATCTTTACTTATATCTCCTGTTTCTGCTGGAGCTACTTATCTTGATGTAGATTCAACAGTTGGATTTGCTCAATCTGGAAATTTATTTGTAACATATGATAATGGGAATACAGGAATAGTATCATATTCTTCAAAATCAGTAACTCAATTTTTTGGAATAGCAAGCACTGCAATAACTTCTGGTATTGGTACTGAGGCAGAAATTAGATTAGATGTAAATGCTTATGGATATTCTGGGATTAACACAGATAGTCCTATTACGGTTAGAGTAGGATCTGTCTTAGATGAGGTGGTATTCCCACAGAAGACATATCTTTTTGCTAAAGATGATACTGCTAGAATTAAGGGATTAGGAATTTCTTCTTCTACTATTAGAAGAGATAATTGGATTAGTAATGTTGCGAATACTTATACACTTGAAAGTTTTAGTTTAATTGATAGTTCTAATTTAACTTATGAAGTTATAACTTATGATATTCATAATTTCAGAGTAGGTGATAAAGCAAAAGTAATTAGGGATGATACTGTAAGGACTGATTGTGAAATTGTTGCTGTAAATTCAGGAACCAAGTTCACTATTAGAGGACAAGGAGAATTATCAACTGATTTTGATTATAAAATTCAAAGAAAACTTACTAAAGTTGATTCTTCATTATATGAACAGCTGAATAAGAATAATGCAAACGTTCAAAATACATATACCAATTATTCAAACGAACTTTTAGTTGCTTCTCCATCACTTCCTTTCTACTATGATCAACTTCTTAATCCTTATGATAGAAAGGTTACACTTAGTGGTGAATATAATGGAACAGAGATAGATATTGTTTCTAATGATCCAGATTCACCTGCAGACCATGGTTTTTATACTGGGGATCGGATTTATTATAAGCCATATGTAGTTACATCTACATATCAGGATTTGGATGGATTTACTGGTATCAGTACTTCAATTAGTAAATTTCCTGAATTAGATGAAGGTCTTTATTTTGTTAAAAGGGTCAGTTCTACTACTATAAGTTTATCTAAAAGTCAATCAAACATTTTTAGTGGTGATTTTATTAGTGTATCTGGAATTGTTACTTCCAATACTATTCAAAAATATAGTTTTGCGAATAAAGAGATAAAAGCACAAAATATATTAAAACAAGTAACACCTCCTCTTGATAGGAGTGGAGATTATGTAACAGACCCAGGTAAAACTGGTATTCTTCTTAATGGTGTTGAAGTTTTAAATTACAAATCATCAGAAACAGTATTTTATGGATCAATTGAAAATATTGAAGTTGAAGCACCTGGATCTGGTTATGATATTATAAATCCACCTAGTTTGGATATTACAGATTCTACTGGAATTGCTGCAACTGGAATTTGTGCTGTAAAAGGGTCTCTTCAAAAAATTGAGATCATTGATTCTGGATTTGATTACTTAGAGAAACCATTTATTACTATTACCGGTGGTAATGGTAAAGATGCTGCTGCAGAAATCAATATGAAGTCTGTTGAGCATAGTGTTACCTTTGATTCTACTAATCAAGGAACGGATGGAGATGTATTCATTCAGGCAGGTAGTGCTACTACAAGTTTAATTGGTTTCTCTACTTATCACAAATTCAGAGATTATGAAAGAGTAATATATGATACTGATAAGCAAACTGCTTTAAGTGGATTTACTACAGATTCATCTTATCATGTTAAAGTTGTTGATGCTACCACTATCACTCTTCATCAAAAAGAAGAGGATGCTATTTCTGGAATAAACACTGTTTATGTTAGTGGTTATGGAACTGGAAATCAGCAATTTAGATCTGCGGAGAAGAAAGATATAATTTCAGATATTGTTGTTACTGATAGTGGCGAAGGATATCAAAATAAGAAGAGAACGTGTAAAACTACTGGTGTTAGCACCTCTCTTAATACTATTAACATAGATGCTCATGGATATGAGACTGGAGAAACACTTACTTATGCAACTACTGAGACAGCAATAGATGGTCTTAATACATCGTTAGAATACTTAGTTAAAAAAGTAAATAACGATTCATTTAAATTAGCACCAGTTGGATTGGGAACTACTTCTAAAACAGAGTATTTGGATAGTGAACAGTATATTGATTTGAAGTCAATAGGAGCTGGAGTACATTCATTTAATTATCCTACAATCTCAGTTACTATTACGGGAAGTATTGGGGTATCTACTTTAGCTAATCAAAACTTCTTTGCACAAGTTCAACCTCTTTTCAGAGGTAGTATTGATTCAGTTCATTTAACTGATAAAGGAAGTAAGTATGGATCTGATACTATTATTAATTGGGACCGTCAACCAGAATTTACTTTTAGAAGTGGTAAAAATGCGGAATTGGAGCCCATTGTTAATCAAGGAAAGATTATAGAAGTTTTAGTTAATAGAGGAGGGTCTGGATACAATACTCCACCAACTCTTAAAATTAAGGGAGATGGTCAATTTGCCAAATTAACTCCAGTTATTGAAAGTGGTCAAATTAAGAAAATAAACGTAATAAATGGTGGAACAGGATATACTAATACAACAGAGATTGAAATAGAGTCTGCAGGTAAAGATGCCAGATTGAGAGGAAATCTTCAAAGATGGACAGTTAACCTTTTCCAAAAATATTTGAGTACTATAACTGATGATGATGGAATTATTGCTCTATCTGATCGTGATGCTTTTGGATTGCAGTACTGTCATATGTACGCTCCAAGGAAACTTAGAGAATCTATATTTGTAAGGAATCAAGGAGGAGACATACAGTATGGAGTTGGGGATCTTAGGATAACTGGTAATGTAGAACAACCTTCTCAATACCATTCTCCTATTCTAGGATGGGCATATGATGGAAACCCCATTTATGGTCCATATGGATATACAACTCCTGAAGGTGGAACTGCTCGTGCATTGAAAACTGGATATGAATTAGTTTCACGAGATAATAGACCTCCTCTTGCTACTTTCCCTCAAGGATTCTTTAATGAAGATTTTGAGTATAACGGCAAAGGTGATTTAGATGAGCATAATGGTAGATTTTCTGTAACACCTGAATATCCAAATGGAGTGTATGCTTATTTCTCAACTATTAATCCAGAGAGTACAGCAACTGATGGTGCATTTAAGGGATACTATCAACCACAGTTCCCGTATTTTATTGGCACAAGTTTCTATTCTAAGCCAAATACTCTTAATTGGAGTAAAGAATTTGATCAAGAAAAATATGATCTTAATAATTCTGGGTGGTTTAGAAATACTTTAGATTACAGATTTAAGTTATCTAATAGTTCTTATAACTTTATTTTTGATCCTGATGCAGTTAAGATTCAAGAGGTTAATATTGATTCTGCTGCTACCGGTCAAGTTGACACAATTGGTATTTTAACTGGTGGTACAAATTATAATATCAATGATAGAGTTTTGTTTGACAATTCTCTTACTGGGGGAACTAACGCAGCTGCTAAAGTTTCCAATCTATATGGTAAGCAACTTTCTGCAATAAGTGTTGCTACAACATCATTCTCTGAAGTAGAATTTACAACTCTGGATGCAGTTGGAAATATTGTTGGGTTTACTACATCTCCTCATGGATTAAAAAATGGAGAAACCCTAAGCGTTTCTGGTTTAAGTACATATTTTGCTAAGATTGAAGGATCATATACTATTGGTATAAGAACTGATAATTTTGTAACAACTTTAGGGATTGGAAGCACTAATACAACAGGGTTAACTACTTATTTCTATACTACTGGATTCCTAGATTTTCCTTATATCAGAGAAAATGATATTTTGGGAATTGGTAACACAGAGAAAGTTAAAGTTCTCAATATAGATCAGATTGGTAAACGAATTAGAGTTCAAAGAGCTGTTAATGGAACTGTAGGTTTTGCATATAGTGCATCTACACTTCTCAGAGAGAATCCTAGAAAATTTACAATTAATACTGGATTTAAGACAGATCGGAGTTATAATCCTAATAGAGAGATTTATTTTGATCCTAATGAATCTGTTGGTATCGGAACTTCTGCAATTGCAGGAATTGGATCAACTGTTGTCTTCTCTATGCCAGGTTTAGGAGCAACTTCGGTATTTGTTCCATATAGTCAGATTTATCTTCCTAATCATGGATTAAAGACTGGGGAAAAGGTTAGATATTCAAATCATGGTGGAGAAGGTTTAGGGTGTTGGCATCCTATAACAGGCATTACGTCGGGAACTACATTTGAATTGCCCGAAGCAACTGATTTGTATATTGCGAATTTTGGAAAAGATTTTATTGGAGTTTCCACTGTTAAGGTAGGATTGGGAACTACAGGAGTTTTTGTGGGTGTAGGATCTACTACTACACAACGTCTTCCTTACTTTACTGGTGTTGGTACAGTTGGTGCAGGTAAGTATCATAGCTTTACAACTAAGAGAACTGTTATAAGTGGTGAGATTAGTCAAAATATTGTTACGGCAGTAACTGCTATTGGAGAGACTCACGGATTAAGTCTGGGTGATACTGTAGATCTCACTGCACTTCCTAGAAACACAGAAACTATAACTGTTAAGTATGATGATGATAATAGAAGAGCAGTATTCAATCCAAAAACTTGGGTTGCCGGAAATGTTAGTATTTCTGATAATACCATCACTATCAGTAATCATGGATTAAAAACTGGTGATAAAGTAATCTATACTTCATCTAGCCCTTCTGGTGGATTAACGAATGAAGGAATTTACTATGTTCTCTATTATACTAAGGATAAGATTAGACTTTGTGCTACAAAATATGATTTAGAATTAAATATTCCAAATTATGTTAATATTACAACTGCTAAAGCAGGAACTATTTCTTTAGTCAATCCAGAGCTTAATGTTTACAAGAATAAGATTGTTACGTTTGATGTATCTGATTCTTCTTTATCATCTAAGACTGGATTAACCACATATACTGCTTTTGCTCTTAATTTCTATAGAGATCCTGAATTTAATTATAAATTTGAATCTACTGGAACTTCTCCTAATTTTGAAGTTGAAAAGACTGGTGATATTGGTATTGATTCAAATGCTACTGTTAAAATCTTCTTAAATGATGATGTTCCTGAGAACTTCTATTATAAGTTGGATAATGTTAATAGAAATTTAATTGCAGACGTTAAAAAAGAAATTATAACTGATACTGAAGTCTTTAATAATAATCAAATTAATCTAATTGATAGTAAGTATTCAGGATCTCATAAAATAGTCGGTTTAGGAACCACAACGTTTACATATAATACTTTTGATTATCCAGAAGCATCTTCTTACAATTATGTTACTGCTAATTTCTATTATGCCACTAAGTCTTTAACTGCTTATGGTGCGATTAAGGATATTGAAGTATTAAATGGTGGAAGAAAGTATGAATTTACTCCTGGTGTTACCACCATATCTTCTGCTTACGGCAAAGATGCAATATTAGAAATTAGGAGTACATCAATTGGTGAAATTGAAAAAGAAACCATTGAAAACATCGGATTTGATTACCCTTCAGATAAAACCTTAAGTCCTGCATTAAATTTACCTGAGATTCTAAAAATTGAACCTCTTACTTCATTCAGAAGGATTGGTATTTCTTCTGGAGGTAAAAATTACTTAACTGATCCTTCTTTAGTTGTTCTTGATGGATATACTGGAAAGGTAGTTGATGATGTAGAATTAGAATACAATGTAGGGGCTACGGATGTTAGAATAATTACTAATACCTATGGAATGTATAATGTTTTACCTACTATCATTCCTATTCATAATTCTAATGGTGTTGGAATTAATACAATAAGTTATAATAGTACAACCAAAAAGGTAACAGTAGGATTTAATACTGGATTCAGTGATATATTCCCATTTGCTGTTGGCGATAAGGTTCTAATAGAGAATATTGGTGTTGGTATTGGAACTACTGCTAAGGGGTATAATTCTTCCGCATATAATTATACGTTATTCCCTGTTACTGAAGTTAATGAGAATCTAGGAGGTAATACTGGATCTATCGTTTATGATATGACTTCTGTTTTGGATGATAATGAATATCCTGGTTTTTATAATTCTGCTCAATCTATTGGTGGTCGGGTAATACCTCAAAAACAATTCCCAATTTTTGATATTCATATCGGTGTAAATGATTTCTTTGAGGGAGAAATCGTTACCACTGGTAAAGCAGAAGGTATTGTTGAAAGTTGGAATAATAAGATTGAAACGGTTAAAGTTTCTACAAATAAGGATCTCAAAGTTGGTGACATCTTAACTGGAGAATCTTCAAATAATAAAGGAATTATTAAGAGTAAAACTGAGTTTGATTCTTATATTAAGTTAGGACCCTACTCTACAGTTAATAAAGGATGGATATATGATACAGGTATTTTGAATAATAGCGTTCAAAGATTGCCTGATAATGATTACTATCAGTATTTCTCTTATGCTTTAAAATCTAAAGTTCCTTATCAGACTTGGAATGAGCCGGTAAGTACATTAAATCATACTTCAGGATTCTTAAAATTCTCTGATTTGGTTATAGAATCTAGAGATGATAAGAGTTCTGGTGTATATGCAACAGATAGTAATACTGAAGTTACTGTTGACATGGATGGATTTGGTGATTTGAACTGTGTCTATACTTTTGATTTAGCAACTGAAGAAACTGTTAAAATTGGAACTACTTTAGTTTCTAATCAAATTATTTTCCAGAATAGAGTATTAAGTGATTACTCTGAAGCAACTGGAAATAGAGTTTTGACAATTGATGATTTTAGTGGTGATTTTAACCATAAACCCAGATCAACAAAATATGCTGCTATTACTGATGTTAAATTATCTGCTGCTAGAGCAAAGAAATATTTCACTTTTGTAAGAGATGCAAGATACACTAAAGAAAGGCAAATAATGGTTGTATCCATGCTCCATAATGGTAGTGATGGATATATTAACCAATATGGTAGAGTAGAGACTCATCCAGACCTTGGTTCTTTTGATTGGAGAGTAAGTGGAAATGAGGGACAACTTTTATTCTATCCCGTTAAATTTAAGAAGAATAATTATGATGTTACCTTTATTTCTCATGATTTGAAGAGTAGCACCACTGGAATAGGTAGCACTGCTTTAGGAAGTATAGTTCATATTAATTCTCATCATAAAGCGATTGCAAGTGGAGCTAGTTCTGCACAAACTATTGTAGGAATCGCTTCTACTTACCGTTCTTCAAAAATTATTGTTGAAATTGGTGCAGATGATGGATCTTTCTATGAATTTGATGAATTGAATTTAATTCATGATGGATCAACAGTTGATTTAGTTGAATATGGTCAATTATCAGATAATAACAATAGTCCTTTCTCGGTTGGTGGATTAGGAACTTATTATGCTTATCTTGACGGATCTCGCATTAAATTAGATCTTACACCTGATTCTGCTGTAAGTGTAGCACATAGTGTAACTTCGATGAGTATTTCTATCGCAAGTAGCACTACTACTGCGACTGGAATAGGAACTGCTGAAGAATTGCAAACTGGATTATTAGATTCTTGGTATACTTCTATTGCTGCTTCAGGAACTCCTGGCATTAATACTATTGCTGAATATCATGCAGATTCTTCTGCTGCGTATTATGTTGTTCAGTTAGAAGATACAACTAACAAGCGTTATGAAATGTGTGAAGTTGTTGCTTGTGATGATGGAGAATATAATGCTTTAACTGAATATGGTAATGTTCAATTACATACAACTGGTTTAGGAACTATTGGTGCCAATATTGATGGTTCTAGTAGAAAGCATTTAACCTTTATTCCTAATCATAATATTAAGGTTCAGGTAAGAGTTTTCCAGAATGTACTTAGTGTTGTCAAGGATAGTGTTGATACAACTCAGATTGATCTGAATAGTGCATCAATAAATTCTAAGTATGGAACTTATAAGGGAACTGAGACTGATATTAAGAGAACCTTTGGTTTACTTCATAATGAAAAACCAATATTCCAGAGATTCGTCAATGGTAGTGATAGTGATATTGTTAGTGTTTCTGATAACACTATTACTATCCCAGATCATTACTTTGTAACTGGTGAAAAACTTACTTATTCTTGGGCTGGTATAGGATCTACTCAATCAATTAGTATTGCATCAACTAGTGGTCCTGGATTTGGAGCAACTACTAAAGTTCCACCAACAGTATATGCTGTTAAGGTAAATGAAAGTAAGATTAAGTTAGCAGCAAGTCCTGAAAAAGCATTACTTCAAAATCCTGTTGTATTTGATATTACTGCTGTTGGTATTGGAACTTCTCACTCCTTTACTTCAAATAATCAGAATGCAAAGGCTCTTGTTGCAATTGATAATTGGTTCCAGTCTCCTATTGTAGGTGGATCAGTTACAACTACTCTTGCTAAGGATGTAGCACTATTGGATGAGAGAATTACCTTTAGTGGAATAACATCATTCTTCAGTGGAGATTTGGTTGAGATTAATAATGAGATAATGAAAATCAATACCGTTGGTCTTGGAAGCACTAATGTAATATTAGTGGAGAGACCATGGATGGGAACAGGTCTTGCTGCACATAGTGCGGGAGATCTGGTTCAAATAATTGAGGGTAATTATAATATTCGGGAAAATAAAATTCACTTTGTTTCTGCACCTTATGGACCAGATCCTATAGGTTCTACAACTAATGCTCCTGATGATAGAGATTGGACTGGTATTTCTACACATTCTACCTTCCAAGGTAGAACCTTCATGAGAAATGCAAAGACAGGAACAACTGCTGAAACTTATGTTAATAATATAATCTTTGATGATATTTCAAATGAATTTACTGGTATTGCTAAAACCTTCACTCTTAAGAAAGATGGTGGGACCAATGCTACTGGATTCTCTACTAGCAATGCTGTAGTTCTAATTAATGGTGTCTTCCAGGGTCCTGAAGGTGTTCAATCAGATATTGAAGATTATGAGATGAAGGAAAGTGCTGGTATCTCTAGTATCTTCTTTACAGGAACTGCTTCTTCCGTTACCTATGATATTAATAATGCAAATGTCCCGGTAGGTGGTATTATAGTTTCTGTTGGATCTACTGAAGGATTTGGATTACAACCTTTAGTTGCTGCTGGAGGAACAGCAGTTGTATCTACTGCTGGAACTATTCAATCTGTTGGAATGGGAACTAGTGGTTCTGGTTACAGACTTGGAATTCAAACTACAGTTAATGTTGCAATTCAAACATCAAGTTTGTATGCTGCAAACTATACTGGAATCGGTACAGCACAAATTGTTAACGGTGGTATTACCGGAATAGCAATTACTAATCCACACGTCTTCTACGCGCCTGTAGATGTCTCTAATGTAGGATATAGTTCACTAACAGGATTAACTACAATTACGACCCATCAGGAACACGGATTACAGAGAGGGGAGAATATTAATATTTCTGGTATTGCCTTCACTTGTGATTATACTTCTCCTATTGGCATCTATACCGCAGACTATACAAGCAGCACTGGTGTTATGACAGTTACTACCAGTAGTGCTCATGGTTTTAATGCCTATGGAAAATCCAGTGTTGTTATCTTTACTGGATTGGGAATGACTTGTGCTATTGATGCTGGTGTATCAACTCATTACTATCCTAGAGGACATGACCCAGCATATAATAATGCAGTATCTGTTGCGTCTACATCAACTACTCAGATTACTGTTAATGTAGGTGTTG